TTTTTTATGACTACCGGTAGTTATATTGATGACATACGCACTAATCCAAGCGGTGCTTGTAGTGCGTACATCAAGGCGGGTTATTATTACCGCAGGACATGGTCAGGGGACGATAGTCCCCCGGCACCGAAACCTCCACAGAACTTTCGAGATCCGTGGGGTAACGTTATCGAGTGGCGGCGCCCTGTAAAAAGGGAGCGTCGTAAACCCGATCATGCCTATAACTGTACCATCTACTCGCTCTATGACCCTGGCGTAGACAAGTTTGCCTACGGCAGTACGTGTAAAAATACTGTACAATACACGTTTGGGGGTCTGTGTTACTATACAGATCCTTGGTCAGGTAATGACGAGATCGCTTTACTCTCGAAACTCAGAACTGAGATCGAGGGAAGAGACTTCTCTGCGGGCCTGATGTTAGGGACCGCAGATGAGAGTCTCCGCACAATCTTTGAGAGTGCGAAGCGTATTGGAAAAGCCGTGGATCAGGTGAAGCGGGGCAACCTTCTGGGTGCCTTCACTATCCTGAAGGGGAAGAATAACTTCTCCTATCGCCACAGGCCAACTCGAGCAAAAATTGGAAAGATGGAGAGGGCTATACTTGCGATCCGCAGGGACCGTAAGCGTCGTCCTCTATCGCCTGAACAGGCGTTAAAACATCGATCCAGTGACTGGCTCGAGCTCCAATATGGATGGCTTCCTTTGTTGAGTGACACTTATGACAGTGGTGCTACTTTAGGCCACTTAATGGGTGCTCCGCTCGCAAAGAGATACCGGGCGCGAGTGTGGCATGATTTTTCCGCTGACGTACACCCTACGTCGGCAGATGCCACTATTGGGACAGTCCATGCCACCACCGGTGGGCAGATTATCGCCCATATAACCGAAGTGGATGGTCTTGGACTGATGGGTCTAACCGACCCGGCCTCCCTAATCTGGGAGAGGCTTCCTTGGAGTTTTGTTGCGGACTGGTTCATCCCTGTCCAAAGCTGGCTCTCCGCGCGTGCCTTGTCTTCATCTTTGAAGGGCACATATGTCAAAACTAGGTACCTTAAGGTAATTGGACGAGGTCTATATTATAAAACTCCCGGTAGTTATCCAAACTACGTGGAGATGAACTCGCCGGACTGTTATGAGAAATACGTAACAGTAAACAGGACTGTGGGCTTTAATGTCCCTAGTCCTCCGCTTCCAGTATTCAAACCACTGGAATCCATACCTAGTTTGAGGCGGTGTCTCAATGCCGTCTCTCTCCTAGTGCAGCGCGTGTTTTAGGGTGGCATCCCGCTACCCGCACGTTTATAATCACCTCCTCTTAATTGAGGCCGTATGGGTTTCCATACCCTGCGGTAATTTGAAGGAATAGTTATGTCAGCCATAGCTAACATCACCGTATTTGACGGTGCATCCACGCCTGTTACACACACTCTTACTGCGACGTCCGTGTCCCGTCTAGCTGACGGGTCCGTATTAGCGGAGTGGCGAGAAAATGCCACTGGAGTGCCTGTTGACGCCTCGATACACTTGACTCAGAAATTGAGCAAGCTTAAGTCGGGCGTTTACAAGGTGGAACAGCGTCTTGAGGTACCTGTGATGGAGTCTGTCTCAGGACAGAATGCCGCCGGGTACACCGCCGCGCCCAAAGTGGCTTATGTGAATACGGTCGTGACGACCGGATTCTTTCATGAGCGCTCGGATGCGGAGGGACGGCGCCTGGTTCTGCAGATGTCCAACAACTTGCTGAATAATATCAGTACGTCTGTTGCGGCAGCTACTACAGGACCGGCTCCAGAGCTTTTCGGTACTTTAACCGCAGCTACTTAAGAGCCTATGTTTTGGCTCTTTTTGTGGCTGGTAGTCCCAGCATGTTACTTGTTGCTGGTATACTACACAGTGGAGGATTTGCGATGAAACGCAATGTTGTATCCTTTACAGTCGGTTTCTCCATAGCAGTTATTGTTATTTTACTGCTATGCTCTTGCACTCTCACTGGTGATTTAAAATACAAAACCAATGATAGTGAACCCACGAAGACCCGGGGTTCTTTTCCGGGTCCGAATGGGAGTCCGCCGTATTCCGTGGCGGAACTCAAGTGTCCCACGTGCCCTTTCAGGATGCGTGGGGAGACCTAGTACCAATCCCTGCTTAGGACCTTGCGTCCTTTGCTCCTTCCTTATATATTGGAGGCTTTATGTCGATTAGACGATGGGATTTACAAGCTAGTCCCGAGGACCGCGATCAGATGATCGTGGAACTCTCGGTGTGGCACCTGTCTCAATGTTTAGATTGCCAAAAGACCCGCGACATCTCCAGGTTGCTTTTTTCCTGGGACATTAAAGGTCTGGTCGGCTATGAGATGGTATACTCCGGAGATGACGACGTTACGACTTTACGGCACCTTCGCCAGATTCTTGCTTTCTTTCAGAAGAGGCAAGACCTGGACTTAGGTATCAACCGTGAGGAAGTAGCCTACGTCAAATTCATGGAGTCCGAGGAGCTGTGTAAGCAGACGAATGACCTCTTTCGAGCCTGGCGTTCACGACGATTTCAATTCTGTCGTGACGTGGACCTTGTGTTCTACAAGGCCTCGCGAAAAATCGCTCAGATACTCGGAGAGGTTCCTAGTCTTGCTGATTTACGGCCCCGATTCGGACCTGGTGCCACTACACAAATAAAAAAGAAAGAGGCTTCTGCCCGGCGTAAGCTAGGCGAGCCTTTCTGTTGTAGCGAGGATCTCCTTCCTATAGCGGCAACGTTGTTGGAAGAGATGCCCTCCTGGGTCCAATTCGAAGAGGACCTTGAGAGCGCCTTAGTACCCGTGGTTCTTCACCACGGCAAGCTGAGCTTCGTCCCAAAAAACGCAAAGACGGATCGGGCTATATGTGTAGAGCCCTCCCTCAACTCCATGTGGCAGTTGGGGATTGGCGATTATATCGCCAAGCGTCTGAAACGTTTTGGTGTGGATCTAACCGACCAGAGTAGAAATCAAAATCTGGCACGTGAAGGATCCATTACGGGGGCTTTAGCAACCCTCGACCTAAGTAGTGCTAGTGACACAGTGGCTCGGGAGTTAGTGTTTCACCTCCTACCACTGGATTGGGCGTTTTTTCTCGACTACCTCCGAACGGGGGTGGTTTCGATAGACGACCAAACGTTACAGCTCCAGAAGTTCTCCTCCATGGGCAACGGTTTTACTTTTGCCCTGGAAAGTTTGATATTTTACGCCTTAACAGCATCTTGCTGTGAAGGGCGTGGAGAGCTTGAGAAGGTGTCGGTTTACGGGGACGATATTATTATCCCCTCACACCGCGCACCCCTCCTAGTGAAGGTGCTCCGATCCGCCGGGTTCATCCCGAACGAAGAGAAATCCTTCATATCTGGACCTTTCCGTGAGAGTTGCGGAAAGGACTACTTATTGGGTTTTGATATACGACCGTCCTATCTGAAAGACGGCCTTTCCGGTGAAGATGCCTTCGTCCTGCATAATCATTATGTGAGGACTTGGCAGCCGGAAGCAGCCCAAATTGTTTCTTCTTATATCCACCCGGACCTTGCTATTTATGGTCCGGATGGATATGGAGACGGTCACCTTCTAGGTGACTGGATCCCACGTCCGTGTAAGAGGGAATGGGGCTGGTGTGGTTATATCTTTGATACGTACACCTGGAGAGGACGGAAGTCCTTTAAAGTTACTCCAGGTGATAGCGTACTTCCTTTCTATTCCATTTATACCAGAGAAGCGCAACCGCGCCCTCCGGTAAGTCTAGCCTACAAAGCGAGAGATCGCTACGTAGACCCTGTCGATGCAGAGTGGCTGGAGTTTCCTTACCAGCCTTCGAACAGCGACATGGCGGTTGACGAGTGGCAGAAGTATTCCTTTTCGCCACCTGAATTCCGCTACGACAGTAGAAAGGGCACCCTCGGCGTTACATTGCCAGGGGTGAAAGGATATAAACGTATATCAATCTACA